TGGAACGGCCACGACAAAGCGGTGCGAGAAATCCGCGAGGATATAAAAACGATAGACGACCGAGTAGCTGAAATCGTCCGGCAAATGCTTATGCCCAACGATAGATTATCCTCTCCTGAAAAATGAAGGTCGCACAAAAGTCTTTGCACCGTAGTAAAAACGGAAAGCTATGGAAGAAGCGCGCAAACCAACGCGCAGCAAAAGAGCGGCACCGCATCGCACGCGCCGCATTTGCAGCCTCGCCGGAATACGCCGATCAACTTATCGCGGGCAAGACCCCGCCGCCGAAACGCAAGCCCTCCGGATTCCGAGTAACTATCGAGTGCCTTGACGACGGCGAGCGCGTGCAGTTCACTTCATTCAACGGTCCGCACGGACTGACGGTTTCGCCAACTCTCGCCGGTAAAAAAGTGAGTGCCATCCTTTCCTTTTACAAACCCGCATGAAACAAATGAATGTTTATATTGTCTGCGGAAATATCACCGCAAACCCTCACTTCGCTGATTGGATCGTGGCAGTTTATTCGTGCGAACAAGCTGCCCATGACCACTGCGCCGCCGCACAATTTCAAGCAAGCCTTCTCCGTAATGAGCGAGGCGCGATAAACTGTTTTGACCCCAAGTCTGGAAGCGATGGAGTTCACCGAGATACGCGCTATTCGGTTTCTGAGTTTGTCGTAGATAAATCCACTAAATGAAACGCTGGCACTTCACCGCCGCCCACCTGGACGAATACCCGCCCGATGACCCTGCCCGCGTCTTCGCTGAGGACGTAGCCGCCTACCCGATGACCCATAATCGTTGGGTTCACCTTGCCTGCCGTCGTCACACTCTCGACCTCATCGCAGCTAAGGACGATTCATTCCCTTTCGTTTACGACTGCAAAAAGGCCAACCGCCCTTCGCTCTTCGCTGGCCAATTTAAGGGCGTCGAAGGTCCGCTTGCTGGCCGCAAGATGCAGTTTCTGCCGTGGCAACGGTTCACGGTCGCCATGGTTTACGGGTGGCGGATGAAGTCAGATCCACGTAAACGCCGGTTCCGCTTCGCTTACATCGAAGTTCCGCGCAAGAACGGCAAAACCGGATTCATCGCCCCACTCGGTGTTTACCAGTTGGCTTTCCCGCCGCCCAACGCCCGGTGTGACATTTACTCAGTAGCCACCAAAGAAGACCAGGCCAAGATAGTGTGGCGCGACGGTTGCCGGTTGCTCAAAACCTCGCCCGCATGGTCCGCCGCCTTCCGCGCAAAAACCAAGACGCTCACCCACATCCCTAGCGATTCTATCTGGACCCCGCTCGGCTCCGACTCCGACACCCTTGATGGTCTCCGTCCCGAGCTGGCAATCATGGATGAGCTGCACAAGTGGAAGGACCGCCAACTTTGGGACGTGTTCAACAACGCTTTCGGCGCAGCGTTCTCCCCGCTCATCTTCCAAATCACAACGTCCGGCGACGACACGGAAACCATTTGTTACGAACAGCATAAGCGCGTAGAAAAGGTATTGGATGCCATCGAAGACGACAAATACTCTCCCGAGAACGGCGACGACGCGTTTTACTTCGGGATCATTTGGACGTGGGACGAGGGCGACGAATGGGACTCCCCCCTGACATGGCAAAAGGCCAACCCCTCGCTCGGTCTTGTAAAGCCGCTGTCTGAGATCGAAATAGGCGTGGACGCCGCCCGTATGAGCGAGGGCGCACGCCGCGCCTTCATGCGGGACCATCTCAACGTATGGTGCTCTACCGGCGTCGAGAGGTTCCTTGACATGGATTGCTGGCGCGATTGCTACGACGCCACCACCAGCGAGCCCTTCACCCATGAGACGAGTTGGGCACGCATCGCCGGTTTACGTGCATGGTTCGGGCTCGACCCTTCCTCTGCCCGCGACATCACCGCCCTTTGCGCCATCGCCATTGATCCGAAAGAGCCGGATGCAGTTATCGCCGTATGGGACTTTTGGGTGCCGGGCGAAAACCTCGCCACCCGCATAGCCCAAGAGAACCTCCCTTACGACGAGTGGAGCCGCAACGGTTGGGTAAAGACCACCGACGGCGGGTGTATTGACATCGGCGAGATCAAGGAAAAGTGCCTCTTCCGTCAAAAGCAAGTGGACCTTGTGAGCATGGGATACGACGAAGGCATGAGTCAGGGCATCGGCATCGCGCTCCTCAACGAATACGGCTTCCCCGTCGCCAAGGTGGGGCAAGGGTATTGGCTATCCGGTGCGCTTCAAGAGATCGAGCGTCTGACTATCGCTGGCAAGTTGCGGCACTACGGCAACCCCGTCGCCCGCGCCCACGCAAACGAGGCCGTCATCTTCAAAGGCGACTCCCGCATAAAGCTATCCAAGGGTAAATCCAAGGGACGCATCGACGGCATCGCCGCCCTCGCCATGGCCTTTGCGGTCAAGCAGTCGAGCGATGCAAATGGAGTTGTTTTGGGGTCAGGTATTAGCTTCGTCTAAGAAGATTAGGCAAGGCTAAGATTCTTTATTGACGGTAAGAGTATTTGGATACACTAATCAGGTGTGTTCAGGCCATTCATACCGCCACGCCATGTAATCGAGCGCAATTTAGCGGCTCAACGTGCTCGCGCCGACACCACCGAAAAGCGTGCCACATCGAGCATTACGGACCCTGCGAGCTGGCTTATCGACGCTTTCGGCGGGGCCACTTCGTCTGCTGGCGTGCGGGTGACTCAATCCACCGCGTTGACCATTCCTGCAATGTCAGCTTGCGTCGGCTTGCTGTCAGACATGCTTGCAACGCTGCAACCGCACTTAATGCGCCCCACCTCCACAGGTGAAGAAGTGGTAAAAAACCACCCTGCCGCGTGGGCGCTTAGTCGGCCTGGCGACCTTCATACCGCGTTCGAGCTTCGCAAGCTCATGATGACCGGCGTTGGCTTTGGTGGCAACGGATACGCCCGAGTCCACCGCGCAGCGAATGGCGACCCCGGCGAACTGGAATGGCTGTCACCTTCGGATGTTTCGCCTGAACGACTGCCTGGTAATCGCTTCGTCACCTACTACGTCAGCGGGATGCATTCAGGCAACCTCATCCTTGACCGCTACGACCTCATCCACGTCAAAGGGCTTTCATGTGACGGGGTGAAAGGCATTTCCCCCACTCAACAGCTTCGTGAAAGCTTGGGCATCATGGATGCGCAACGCACCGCCGCAGGCTCCATGATGAGCAACGGCGCGAAGTTCTCAGGATTCCTTGAGATGCTTCCAAGCACCACCCCCGCCCAGTTGAAGGACGTAAAGGAGGAGTGGAAAAAGCATCAGGAAGGCGCGTTAAACGCAGGACGCACCCCCGTCCTTTGGGGTGCTCAGTTCAAGAGCGTCACTGGCATGACTTCGCAAGAGGCCGAGTTCCTTGCCTCACGTATGTTTGAGCTTCGCGAGATTGCGCGCCTATTCCGTATCCCCTCATTCCTTATCGGCGACACCGACAAGGCTACCTCGTTCGGTTCCGGCATAGAGGAGCAAAATCTAGCCTTCCGCACCTACTGTCTCGGCCCATGGCTGCGTAACTGGGAAGAGGCGCTTGGCTATACACTGCTCACCACTGACGAGCTTCGCGCCGGATACCGGTTCGGATTCGACGTTGAGGAACTGCAAGCCTTCACTATTTCCGCCATGGCGTCCTTTGTTTCGCAAATGCGGACCTGCGCCGTATTCAGTCCAGACCAAGCCCGCGACTGGCTCGGCTACCGACAAATGGGCACGCCTGAAATGGCCAACAACTTCGCCCCGCTCAATTCCTCCGCATCGGGTGGCGCGGGTGCTCCGCAAGAAAAAGCCAACCCGAAACTTCAACACGCCTAATCCCATGCCCACCGAAATCCGCGCCCATCGCAGCATCGAACGCCGCGCACTCACTGATTCTGAAAAGGAATCCGGTTACATCGGCGCGCTTCGTGGCGTAATCCCCTACGACTCGGATTCTCACCGTCTTAACAAGCGTGGCCGGTCAAAGCAGTTCATCGAGCGCATCGCACCTGGTGCGTTTTCACGTTCACTAAGCGACGGCGAGATCATGGTCATGGCTGGCCACACCGACGACCCGCTTATGGGCCTCGCCCGCAATGGCAAGAACCTGAAAATTACCAGCGACGAACGCAGCCTGACATGGGAGGCACTTGTGCCCGACACCCGCGCAGGAAAAGACCTGTGCCACCTCGTTGATATGGGCATCATCAACGGCACCTCTTTCGAGTTCGATGTGGATGGACCTGACGGCGAACAATGGGATTCCCGCGACGCACGCACCGACACCCGCATCGTCAAGCGTGCCAATCTCCGTGCCCTTAATCCCGTCACATGGCCTGCCTACGCTGCCGGTGAACTCATGGTCGAGCTTCGGCGCAAAGACGGCGGCGGTATCGAGTTTGAGGCTCCCGCCGAAGTGCCATCCGAGCCCGTGACTGCCGTTGCCAGCGAGCCCACTTTTGACGCCGACGCAGAGGCACGCGCCCGCCGCTTCAAACGACTTTCGTTAGGACTTTCCGCTCAGTAACCAGAACAACCCACCACCCACATGAATACTAAAAAGTATCTTCAAGAACAGCGCGGGGCCAAGATCAAAGACTTGGACACCCTTCATAAGGCCGTCGATGGACGCGCCTACACCGCAGAGGAACGCAGCCGCGACGACGCGCTTGCCAAGGAAATCGCCGACATCGACGCCGACCTTGCACGCGAGGAACGCGCCCGCGAACTCCAGGCTAGCAAGGCCAACCCCACTCAGGTAAAGCCTGAACTCGGTCTCTCTGACAAAGAGATCCGCCAATACTCTCTTACCGGCGCTATCCGCGCTATGGTCGAGGGTCGCTCACTCACCGGCTTTGAAGCCGAGTGCTCGCAAGAGGAACGCCGCCGTCTCAATCGCAGCCCTGAGGGATTCTTCATCCCGTTTGAGGTGCTCGCCGCTGGCCGCGAAGAGCGCGCACAGACCGTAGGTTCCGCCGCCGCCGGTGGCTACCTCGTCCAGACCTCAATCGACCGCGCCAACATGGTCGGACTGCTCCGCAATCAGTCTCACTGCTTGCAGCTCGGTGCCCGTGTTATCACCGGCTTGAAGGACGACGTGCTCATCCCCCGTCACCTGACCGGCGTCACCGCCTACTGGGTTTCGGAGACTGGCACCATCACCGAAGGCTCTCAGACCTTTGGCCAGATCGCCATGAAGCCCCGCCGCCTCGGTGCGCTCGCTGCTTACTCCAAGCAGTTGCTCGCCCAAGGTTCGCCCGACATTGACGCATTCGTGCGCGAGGACATCCTCGCCAAGTTTGCCGTCGAGATCGACCGCGCCGCGATCAACGGTGCTGGCGGTGCTGAGCCGCTCGGTATCCTCAACCTCGCTTCCGGCGACCGCGCCACCAGCGTGACCTTCGGTGCTGCGCCTACTTGGGCCAAGGTTGTATCCTTCGAGACCCTTGTTGAGACCGCCAACGCCCTCGGCTTGCCCGGCGGTGCTTACGGCTACCTCACCACCCCTGGCGTCCGTGGCGCGTGGAAGACCACCGCTAAAATCTCCGGTCAGGCCAACTGGCTGTGGGAGAATGGCGACATGGTGAACGGCTACATGGCCCGCTCGACCAATCAGGTTCCCTCCAACAAGGTTATCTTCGGTCAGTTCGGTCAGGTTCTCATCGGTGAATGGGCAGGCACGGACATCGTGATTGACCCCTACACCCTTGCCACCACCGGACAGGTCAAGGTGACTATCCAGAAGCTGATGGACATCGTTGTCCGTCAGGGTAAGTGCTTCTCCGTGTCCACCGACTCGGG